CCTCAACACGCATGTATAGTCATTTCAAACCGCGCTAATCCGCGCACTTAGCCGCGTGCGGCGTTATAGCGGCGCGGTTACGGCGCACTTGGCGCGCAGCGTGCATCAGCGTTTGGCACGCCGCACAACGCGGCACCGGAAGCGCCCCGCCGGGACTCGGGGTGAACCAGGATCGAAGATGAACGCCACCACCACCGCCTGCACCGCCTGCACCACCACCACCACCGAGTCCGAGGATGTGGTCTGGACCATCACTTATGAGCCGACAGACGTGGCGGTCGCAGACGATCGCGGCACTGTCGCCGGGGCGTTGGTGACGGTCGAGCACCCGGAATACGACACCGACACGATCGAGGTCATTCCGCCGGAAGGGCACACGGCGGACTGCTGGCTGGGACACGACGGCTACGCCTACCCCGAGGAGATCTGGGACGCTCTCGGTGAGGCCGCCGAAGCGGGCGCTCGCGGCGAGAGCGGGACGATCGAGGTCTGATCTGCGCACCGCCCGCGCCCGCCCCGCACCTCTCACGAGGCCGGGGCTATAGGCGTGAGAGCGACGCGCTCTCACGGAAGCGCCCCGCCGAGCTCGGGGTGAATCGAGGTCACCGTGGACGCTGATACCACCGCCACCCCCGCCCCTGACTGGACAGACACCGTCGCGTGTATCACCGCTGCGCGCGCTGACGTCGATGCCGTGCCGCGCGTCGAGATCCGCTCCGCGTGGCGGGATCTCTCGTGCCGCGGGAGCGGGCCGGAGGAGTTCCGGCGCGTGGCGTACGCACCCGCAGGTGTCGCCGCGACGGTGTGGCCGGACGCGGATCGCCTCCCGGCGGTGGGCATTCGCGCCTCGGAGCGCCGGGTGTGCGTGTCGTGCGAGGTGCCCGTTGGCACGCTCGTGCAGAGGTTCGAGCGCGACGTGTTCCGCGGCGCGCGAGGCAAGTGCCGCGTGCGCTTCGCGATCGTGGTCGCGGCGGAGGCCGGCGTAGCCGACGACGGCCCCGGGCGACTCGCGCCGGTGCCGCATCGCACGCTGCGCGCGCGGCCCGTGTACGAGATCACGCTACCCACCGGTGAGCTGTGCTACGTGGCGCGGCGGCCGTGATGCGCTACCACGATCAGATCCACCACATGCTGCACTCACGACCGTGGACGGCCGCGGTCGTCCACGCGTCCACACCGCGGGCACTACTGCTCGCGTACCGCGCAGTCGTGCGCGGGATGTACCGTACATGCCGCGCCGGAGTGCGCGGCGGCCAATAGGAGATCGATCGAATGCAGAACCACGCACCGAATCCGCTCACTGCCGTGTCCGCGTGCACCAATCGCCGCCATCGGCGGCTCGCAGCGAAGCGCCGCCGCGCGGCGGTCACCGATCCCGCCCGGCTCGCGTACGCGCATCGCGAGGCGCGGCGTGAGTCCCGGCGTGCCGCCGGCGTGTGCCCGTGGTGCGGGTACCCGCCGCACGTCGGCGATCACGCGGCGTGTGCGGTGCGCGCGTGAGACCGCCCCCCGAGCCGGAGCTCGTGCGCCGCGTGCTCGAGCGTGTACGTGCGGGCGACTCGTTCCGCGCGATCGGACGTGACGCGGGCATCAGCGATTCGACGGTGCGTCGTTGGGCGCGCGACGCCGGCGCCGCACCCGCGCCGCCGCTGATTATGCGGCTCCCTCCGCCGCCGCTGAGCGACGACGTGCGCGCCGCACTGCCGGCGGAGCTTGCGGCGCTCGCGGCCCGGCTCGACGCCGAGGGCGCGCGCGTGGTTCGCCGCGCGATCGACGCGCTCGCGGCCACACCGGATCGGGATAGCGACGCACCCGATCCCACCGACGACATGCGAGGGTGGATGGTCCACCAGATCCGCCGGTGCGAGCACCGCCTCGCTGTCGCGGAGGTGTCGCAGAACAGCATGGCGGTGAAGCAGGAATCGGCCACGCTAGAGAAGTGGGCCTCGTCGCTGCGACAGCTCGACAAGACTCGCGACACGGACGACATTGTGATCCCGCGTGGTGCGCTCGCGGAGCGCATGGCGCGGCTACGTGAGACGGTCTCGGCGCTCACTACGGATGCGCCGAGGTGCGTGGATTGCGGGCGCGCTATCCGCGCGTCCTGGGCTGACGATACGGAGGGCGACGATGGCGAATGACACGATCGATGCGATGCTTGCGCGGGCTGTCGCGCACACTGCGCGACTCAACGCGGAGGCGTTGGACGCGTTCGCGGCGGAACTGCTCGAGGTGAGCGGTGATCCGCCTGCGGTGAGACGCATCGCGGCCGACATGCTCGATCTGGCTCGCTCGGTGCGTGACGCGTGCGGAGGTGCGTCGTGATCACGCGTGCGATGCTGGACGCCGCGATCGCGTGGTGCACGATCATGCTGTTCGCGATCGTGCTAGCTGTGGTGGCGGTGGTGACCGGGTGCGGACCGCATGACGCGGGGCCCGACGCGGGGCCCGACGCGGCGCCCGACGCGGCGCCGCCCGCGTGCCGCACGTACCTCGATCGCATCGCCGACGGTGGGTTGTGGTGCGACCGTGGCGAAGGTGAGATCGCCGAGGTGTGGACGCGCGACGGATGCGACGCGTGCTATCTCGTGCAGTGCCACGCGGAGTCCGCACCTAGCTGGATCCGCGTCGAGTGCGCGACGTTCGACGGAGGCGCACCGTGATCGTGGTGCGCGACGCGCACGTGACGCGAGTTACACTATCCTATCCCGATCCGGCGTGATCGCCCCGCGGAGCGCAGTTGCTTCGCGATCTTCGCGGCTTCGCGTATCGACGCGCCCACGTTCCGCGGCGTCACTAGGGTGACGTCGGCGATCTCACTCACGGCGAACACCGCCGCGTCGAGTCGGTTAGGCGAGCGACGTGTGCCAGGCTCCCACGTGGTCTGCTCGTGCTCGAGCCTCGCGAGCGTGCCGATGTGGTGCACTAGGCCGGCTTTGTACAACGCCGCCACCGGAGCCGCGCGGGTTTCCTTCGCGTGGTGCGACACGACCTCACGGATGTAGATCGTCCCGGGCGATCGCGGAGGGAACGCGCGCGTCGGATCGGGTAGCACCTCGACGCGCAAGCCCGCGAGCTTCGCGTGCACCTTGATCAGATCCCGCGCGTGCTGGCCCACGTGGTTGCGCTCGACCACGACGCCGCTCGCGTCGCGTCGGCACTCTCGCACCACGACGCCCGCGTAATCCTCCGGCGACATCTTCGCGCTGAGATCCTCGACGTACACGTGACCACCGATGACGCGCGTAGCCCGCGCGATGCCGACTTCATCCGCGGTCCTATCTCCGCTGAGCGCGGGATCGAGGCCGATCACGGTGATCAGCGGAGACACCGGTCGCGCGTCGACGCGATACGGATCGATCCAGTCCTGATCCCACAATGCGCCCGCCGCTTCCGTGAACACGAGACCAAGGATCTCCTCGTCGTACGCGCGGGTGCCGCGGCCGTATTTGCGAACCTCATCGCGGATGTATTTTCGCGTTAGCAGCGGGTTGTCGAACATCGTGCCGCGCGTGAGGCGGTGCGCGCGCGGCGCGGCTTCGTGCTGCGCGATCAGCGCTTGGATGACGTCGTTCTTGCCGCGCGACGTGGTGTCCCACAGGTATTGCGGTCGTCGACCGACGCGGCACGCGGTGGTGATATCGCGATAGGCGGCCATGCGCGTCGACGGATTCCAGCGCACGAGCTCGGTCATCCACACGAGATCGAAGTTCGAGCCGCTCGACGGGCGCTCGAGCTCCGCGCTCGTCGCCTCCGCTGTGACGCCGTTGGACCACCGTACGCCCTTGCCGTGCGCTTCGCACGGGCAGTCGATCCGCGCCGTGTCAATCAGCGCGGACGCCTGTACCTCCGCGACGCGGTCGACCGTCGGCGCGATCAGCGCCGGGGCGCGGCACTCGCCATCCGCCACGCGGCGGTTGATCTCCGCCGCGATGCCGAAAGTCTTCCCCCATCCGCGCCCCGCGACGTAGCCGCACGATCGCCAATCCCCGCGCGGCACGCGCTGGTCGGGGCGTAGCGACAGCTCCGGCGCGAACGCGAGCAGCGCGAGCAACTCCGCCGGCACCGCGTCGATCGCGTCGCATAGCGCGAGCTCGTGCAGAGGTGAGACGCTCACGCGGTGGGCGCCGCCGGCGCCGGTGCGGCCGCGATCTTCGCCGCGATCCACGCGTCGAGCTCAGGCAGCGTGAGGTCATCGCGCGCGTCGCCGAACGGCGGCAAGCCCTGCGCGCTTCGCGCCTCGCGCACGCGGACGACCTTCGCGGCGTCGGTGGGCGCGAGCGTGATCGTCGACGTTTGTTGATCGATCGCAGCGAGGCGTGGCGCTGGATCGACGCCAAGCTCCGCGGCGAGACGGTCGACGACGTCCTGCGTGACCTCGAGTTTCTGTTCGCGCATAGCCTTGATCGTGTCGGTGAGGCGCGTGCGGTTCTCGCTCAGCTCGGCGCGCTTCTTATCCCGATCCGGATCAGGCATCAGGAATCGCCACGCCGGTGAGTAACGCGTGTCGCCGTGGTTGATCGCGGTCCAGGGCTCGTACAGACCGCTGAGTAGGCCCGCCTCGATCGCATTGAAGTCGCCTTGGAGCTTCGTCGTCGCAACGTTGAACAGCGCGCTGATGTCCACGCCCGGCGCGCCGCCTACCGAGCCCAGCATCGCGTCCGTCCCGTTGTAGACGCGGGCCGCGGCCTTCTCGCGCGAGCCCACGTTCTCACTGAAGATCTGCCACGCGTTGCTCACGTCGCTGAGGAACGCGACCGTCGATCCGAAAGGCGACACGGTCACGAGCGAATCACCTTCGGCCATCTCGATCAGCGCATCGCGGAAGTCGGCGGCTGTGTCGGTGGGCTCCGCCGTGTCGTCCGTGATCGCATTGCCCTCCGGCATCGTGCCGTGAATCTTGCTTGATCCGTGGGAGCGGCTCGACGCTTGCCAGTCGCTAACGCCCTCGGCGTGCGCCGCCCAGATGAAGCCCGCGGGCAGCAAGCACGCGTCTTCGCGCCACGGCATGAACGCGTAGCGACGGAAGATGATCCACCGCCCGTCACCGTGCGTGATCGGTACGATCACGCCTTCGGCCGTTTGCGTCTCTAACGTCTCGGTGGCGGAGTTATAGCGCACGTGCTCGAGCGGCCACTCCGTGAGGCGCATGTCGACGCGGGTGCCGGCGTCGTCGACCTCGTGCTCTACGTAGCCGATCGCGATCGCGTGATCGACGAGCGTGCCTTCGATGCCCGCGAGCACAGTGCTCGCGACCTGCACGCTGGTGCGAGCTCGCGCCGCGATCGCGCGGCCGCGATCACTGTCGTGCGCCTTGACCTCGCTTGCCACGGCGGAGATCGGCGCGACCCGGTTCGACCGCGCCGCGAAGATCGCGTTGTCGCGCCGCATCGCTTCGGCTAGACGCTTCGGCAGTCTGAATTGCCCGCGCATCTGCGCGTCCAGCGCGCCGCGGATCGCCGCGATCGTCCACGAGGTCGCGGTGTCGCGCGCTCGAGGCGGCCGCACTCGCGGCGCTCGTGCGAAGTCTTTCGCCGTGCGCACACGCGGAGGCACGCGGCGCAACGCCGTAGCGGTGACGGCGCTCACGCCATGCCCGGTGATCGCTCGCTTGACCGCAGACGGTGAGACGCCAGCGCGTCGGGCTGTGGCGCGAAGGCCCTCGTGATTCACGCGATCCTGGATCGCGCTGACCGTATCGGGTGGGAGTGTGTTCCGCATTGTTCGCATAGTGTAGCACGGTGAATAACGTGGGTCGCGACGATTGCCTTGACCGCCGCTATCCGTAATGGGATACTTACGCAACATGAGTCGCGTCACGTGCCATGCGTTATCGATCTCGCTGCCCGTGGAAGAGGGGAAGCCACCTCCGCGGGAGTTCCGCATTTTCGCGGCTGGCGTGAACGAGACCGACAAGGGCCCGATCGTGTTCAATGATGAGGCCGCCGCCGCCGTGATGGCGGAGTACACCCGCCGCGGGAATCGCATCGTGATCGATCTTGAGCACGATTCGATCAACGCGGCCGCTCGCGTTGCGCGCAATGATGCAGGCGACGCTCGTGCTCGGTGCGATCTTGCGGTGCGAGCTGGCCCGGAGCTCTGGGCCGTGAATGTCGATTGGACGCCCGATGGCGCCGATCGCGTGAGCGTTCGCCGGTCGCAAGATTCGATCTCGCCCGTGGTGTTCTTCGACAGTGAAACACGCGTGGCTAAAGAGGTTTTCAATCTCGCCTTGGTCGCCCAACCGGCGATGCACAACGCCCCGTCGCTAGCCGCCGGGCGAACAATGGGAGTCCTATCGATGGATCCGAAGATCATACAAGAGGCGCTCGATGCGCTGATCGCAGGCGACACTACGGCGGCGCTCGACGTGCTCAAGGCGTTGGTCACCGAGGCCGCGACCGGCGAGGCCGGCGCGACCGGTGAGGCTGACGCAGCCGCCGCGGAGTCGGCCGATCCGAAGCCTCCCGCTGCGCCCGGCGCGCCCGGCGAGAAGGACCCGGCAGCGGCGATGGCCGCTGCGCTGAGCGCTGCTCTTGGGATCACTGCCCGCGCACCGAGTGAGATCCTCGCCGCGGTCAAGACGTTGCAGACCAAGGTCGATGCGCTCGAGCTGTCGCGCTCGGCGGATGAATCGATCGAACGCGCAGGCCTCGTCGGCGAGCTCGTGAAGCTTGGCGTCGAGCTGCCCGCGACCGCGTGGGAGAATGCGGACAAGCGCGTCCCGGTGGTTGCGCTTCGCGTGATGCCGATCGCCGATCTCCGGTCGCGGGTCGCTGCGTTCCGCGCCGCACCGCGGACGGCCGCTGTCGGCGTCCCGAAGCGCGCGATTCTCGACGTCGCTGCGCTGTCCGCATCGGAGCAGATGGCCGCCGAGGGGATCACCAATGAAGCCGCCCGCGCGCGATTCATCGCGATGCGTCTGGCGAAGAAAGCGAACGCCCAATGACAGCAACCGCATCATACCGTCTCACCGAGATGGGCCCGCTCGTTCCGTCGAAGGGCACGCTCGAGGTCGCCGCGAACATCCTGCTTATCGGCGGGACGATCGTCACCGTCGACGGTGACGGGCGCGCCGACGTCGTCACCGCAGGGCAGAACGCCGCGGGCATCGCAGCGGCCGATTACGACAACCGCACCACCGCACCGGAGGGCGGAGGCGCCGGCGCGATCAAGGCCGAGATCCAATTCGGGATCGCGGGGCTCGCGTACGACGGCACCGCGCCCGAAGCGGGGCAAGTCGTGTACGTGCTCGACAATCAGACCGTTACGCTGGATAGCGACAGCGGCTCGCGCGGAATCGCGGGCTACTGCTCCGAGCTGCGCGACGGTCTATGTTGGACGCTGATGGGTCCAGCGATCGTCGGACAGATCGTGATCGCCGCGACCGAAGCCGCGCAGCTCGACCAAGCGCAGATCGACATCGACGCCGCGGAAGCGGATATCGTCGCACTCCAGACCGACGCGCTAGTCGAGCGGATCTTCGTCCCGGTCACTGCGTTCACGCTGCCCGCGGGCGCTCCGCTCGTCGCCTTCTCCGACGGTGCCGCCGACGGTCTCGCCGTCGACGAGGGTATCATGTATCGCTGGAACGTGGACGCGACCGTCCCGATCTGGACGACCGTCCCGCTTCCGGACTATCTCGACGGCGCGGAGGACGTCATCGTGCGGCTGCTCGTGTCGCGCGAAGGCGCGGTCGATACGGATCTCACGATGGTGCTCGGCGCGTACTTCGTCAGCGCGGGCGAGGTCTACACCGCCGACACGAATTGCGGCGGCGCAACCGCTGCGCTGAGCGAGACCACGAAGTTCGTGGTGGAGAAGCCCGTCACGCTCGACGCGGCCGACGTGCCTGTCGCGCCGCTTCTGCTGTCGCTGTCGGTCGTCCCGACGACCGCGTTGCTCAACACGGATGACGCCAACCTTCACGGCGTGGTGATCGAATTCACTCGCGCGGTGACCGCACCGTAAGGGGATAACAGAGATGCCTTCGATCTATCATGACATGCCGCGCGACGCACAGCTCGCGCTGACCGAATACTCCACCGCGTTCGACGCCGCGTTTGCTCTCGGTGATGTCGAGCAGTGGTCGTCGATGATCGGAGCGACGCACGTCTCCGACTCGATCCGCACTGTGTTCCCGATCCCGATCGCCGCAGCGGGATACAAGCTCCGCGACGGCGACGACAAGCTCCGGCGTCTGTTCGAGCGCGCGCTGTCGATGGTCCCGGTTGCGTGGTACGACGGTGTCGAGGTACTCGCCCGCGTGATCGAAAGCGGCGGCGGTGAGTTCATCGGTTGGGGCAACGCTCCCGCCGAGATGGCCGCCGAAGCCGTCCGTCATCCGAACGTGCTCGTCGCTGATCTGCTCGCAAGCAATCCGCTTCTAGACTTCTACAGGATCGATCGCCCCGGCGGCAGCACCGCGAGCACGATCCGACTCTTCGCCGCGAACCATCCGGTCAACGTGCTCGCGGCTGGCGCCGGTACGTTCGACAACGACTGGTCCGCCGGCGACACGGTCCAAGGCGACGTCGTGCCTGGCGAAATGAACGCGACGCTAGTGAAGCAGTGCCGCCGGCACTTCCGATCGATCAACGGCCCGAACGGTCGTCCGCTCGGTCTGCGCTTCGCTGGGTTCCTGGTGCCCGCCGCGCAGGAAGAGAACGCACTGGATGCGTTCGCGAGAGACAAGGTCATCGAGGTCGTGAGCAACGTGCTCGGCACCGAGAACGTTGCAGCGGCCGCTATGCCGAACCGTCACGTCGGTACGAAGGTGATCATCGGCGACGAGCTCACCGGCGCGCTGCCGTCTGGCGCCACCGGCGACGGTGACGTCGTGTACGCCTTCGGCACGAAGGCCGGCGGTGTGACCCCGCCTCCGTGGATCGTTCAGCGGCGCGGTTCACCGGAGGAGATCGTGTATGACAAGACTGACGCCAAGTACAAGGACACCGGCTACGTGGGCGTCAAGGAGATCCTCGAGATGGCCGCCGCGGGTGCGCTGCCTCACGGGATCGTGCGGATCAATCTCACACCCTGAGGTGACGCGTGGCGTACTGCGTGACCGCTGATCTCTACAGCTACGGGTTGCCTCGCGGCGCGCTCGCGTCGCCGGGCGTGCTCGTGGGCACGGTCAGCACCGCGGACGACACGCTAGAGCTTGACGGCCACGGCTTCGACGACGGGACCACGCTCCAGTTTCGCGCCGTCGGCGGAGGCACGTTGCCCGCTCCGATCGTCGCAGGCGTGGACTACTACGCGATCGTCGTCGACGCGTGGCGCTTTCAGATCGCGGCGATCTCCGGCGGCGCGGCGATCGATCTCACCTCCACCGGGACGACGTTCGTCGTGATGGCGCCGCTTCCGATCGCTGCGACGATCGAGAAAGTCTCTCGCTTGATCGACGACATGCTCCCCGCGCACGTGGTCCCGCTCACCGACCCGGTGGCGCCAATCATTCGGATGACCACCGCGGAGCTCGCCGCGGCGGAGTTGCTCGCTCTCACCGGCAAGGGCAGCGTGTCGCTCACTGCGATCTACGATGCCGCTCGCAAACGCGTCGAGCGCTGGTCTCGCAACGTCGAGATCCGCGGAACGAACGCACCGCCCACCGCACAGCGGACGCTGCGATCGTCCGCGGCCCTGAGGCCGCTCACACCGTGGAAGCGCTACGGGGGGATCGCATGAGCGGCGTACGCAAGGTCAAGGGCCGCGGGATGCGCGACGCCACCGAGCGCGTTCGAAAGCTCGGCGTGATCGCCGGGCAACGCGTGGCGCGCACCGCCGCGCCGAAGCTATCCGCGGCGGCGCTCTCGGACTTCTCGGGCGGGCGTACGGCGTACGGCGACGCGCGACCCACCGGGGTCAACGGCCCGCTGTCGCTCGTGCGCACCGGAGCGACGCGCGCCACGCTGGGTTTCTCCGCGCAGGGCACCGTGATGCGCGCGGTACTGTCCACGCGATGGGCGCGGTATCTCGTCGGGCGGTACCGCATCCTGCCCGTCGGTGATCGAACCGCGATGCCGTCGAAGTGGTCGGCGTTGATCGGCGGCGTGGTCAAGGCAGCGTTGGACGCCGAGTGGGGCGGCGCATGATCTTCGCTATCCGCAACGGGATGCTGGAGAATCTCACCGCCAAGGGCTTCCCCGTGTCGGTGGCGTGCGGCACTGAGCGGCCGCACGCGATCCAACGGCACCACGTTGTGATCGACTTTGACGACACGATCGGCGATGCGTTCGGGCCGGCACCCGGCGGCGACGCGGATCAGATCCTTGCGTGCCGCGTCGGGTACGCGATCCGGATCTACGCGAGTGCACCGAACGCCGGCGCGCTAGCGTGGGAGCACCGCATCGAAGTAGGCAAGCTGCGCGACGGTGTGATCGTCGCGCTGGTGGATTGGGCCAGCGAGCAGCACGCGGGTAACGTCGAGATCGTCTCCGGTCGCATGATGACCGCGGAGGAGCTCGAGGCGATCGATGACCCGCTGATCGCGGGCTACGCGCTGAGCGTGCGGATCGGTCGCAGCGTCAACCGCAAGCGATACGACGGATCGGGACAGCCGACGGCCACGCTCGCCGGCACGACAACGACCACACGCGTCACGCTTGACGGCGCGACGTACGAGGAGATCGATTGATGGCTACACTTCCGCGCGTTGGGAATTCACTCGCCGCCGCCGGCGCCGCTGGCGTCGCCGGTGAAGATCTGCTCGTCGTGATCTCGCCGTGCGCGACGAACGCGGACGCTACGCCCCGCATCCTCGGAAGCGCGGCCGCTGTGTACGCACAGCACGGCTACTGCGAGGGCGTCGAATACGTGGCGCGTCACGTCGACGAGACCGCGCTGTCGGTCGCGTTCGTAGGCATTCCGATCGCTACGCCCGGCGTGGTCGGTCGGGATAACACGAGCGGCAACGCCGGCACGTCGGTGACGTCGATCACCGCCGGGTCGAGCGGCGTGCTGCACGAGCACGACGGCGTCCTGACGTGCGAGGTCGGCGGCACCGTAGGCACCGATCAGATCATCCTCGGGCTCTCGCTCGACGGTGGGAAGTCCACCAAGAAAATCCGCCTCGGTACCGCGACGAGCTACGTTGTGCCGTACTTCGGGATCACGATCGGCGCGACGGTCGGCACGCTCACCGCCGGTCAGACGCTGCACACGTGGCACGGTACCGGACCGCGCGGCGACTCGACGGGGTGGGCCGCTGCGTTCACCGCGCTCGCGGACGAGACGTGGATCCCGCGGAGCCTGATCAATCTCGGCGACATGCAGACGGACACCGAGGTGTCCGCGATGGTTACGCTCCTCGGGGCGTACGAGACCACCGCAGGCAAGATCGCCACGATGCGGATGAGCGTGCTCGATCGGTTGCCGCTTGCGTCGCTGTCGAGCACGTCGCATCGCATGAGCACCGCGAACGTGACGTTCGCCGAGGTCGGCGCTACCGGTGACACGATCACACGCGCAAGCGGATCGTGGATCACCGATGGCTTCGCCACCGGCGATATTCTCACGATCAGCGGTAGCGCCTCGAACGACGCCACGCTGGCCGCCGCGGCCACCGTCACGAGCGCCACGGTGGTCACTCTCGACACCGACGACCTTGTCGCCGAGGGTCCCGTTGCCAACGTCACGATCACTGGGGAGGCGTCGCTCACGTTCAGCGATGCGGCGGATACGATCGTCCGCTCGAGCGGATCGTGGCTAGCCGACGGATTCCGGATCGGCGACGTCGTCACGATCGCGGACAGCGTGTCTAACAACGGCGCGTTCACCGTCACCGACGTGACCGCGGCGACGTTGACGCTCGAGGCTAACGACCTCGCCAACGAGGTGATCGGTGCGACCGCGATCACCGTGACCGCGGGGCAGACGGAAGCCGCGTGGATCGCCGCGATCTCGTCGGAGTTCGCTTCGATCGACGACGACGAGCACGTTGACCTGAGCTGCGGCAAGGCGCGGAAGTTCTCCTCGTTCTCGCAGTGGCACCTCCGCACGCCGGCGGCGTGGGATGCGTCGTGCCGCGAGTATCAGCACGACATGCATATCGACGTGTGGCGAGTGAGCGACGGGCCGACCGGCGCTTCACTCACCGACGCGGACGACGTTCGCGTCGAGTACGATGATCGCGTCGGCGGTGGCGCGGCGAGCGCTGCGCGCTTCACGAGCTACCGCACGTGGAACAACCGTAACGGCGTGTTCCTCGCGAACTCGCTCACGCGAGCGCTCGATGCGTCGTTGCTTGTGCAGACGCACAACACGATGGTCGTCAACCGCGCGCGGAACGTGTGCAACTCGGCAACGCAATTCAAGGTCGGCGCGGTGCTCGCGAAGAGCGCCGATGGCACGCTCACCTCCGCCGCGCGCAAGGAGGTCGAATCGTTCGTGAACACGTCACTCGCGAAGGATCTGCTCGCGAACAAGCGCGACGAAGGCCCGCGGTGCTCGAACGTCCAATGGGCAATGGCGAGCGATGACGACTTCTCCGTGCCGGAGCCGGTCACGACTGGCGTGCTCACCGTCGATCTGAACGGCACGATTCACAGCATCCTGACCACCACGCGAGTGAGGTAACCATGGCCGGCGCAAACAACGAATATCCGCTCTATGACGGCTTCGCGCCGTCGTGGGCCGACTTCATTTTGAAGCTGCAACCGACGGGCGTTGCGCTGCTTACCGCGCGCGATGTCAAGTCGTTGAACAGCGGCAGCACCGTCGAGGTCGGGACGCAGATGGCCGGCGGTCGTCCACGGCAGAGTACCGTCGGATCGATCTCGCACGAAGCATCAATGACGCTTTACCTCAGCGGTGCACAGTCCTTTGAGCGCCTGCTCAAGGAAGCAGCGATCGCCGCTGGCTACGTGCGCGACGGCGGCGTCGCTCAGCTCTCGCTCGTGCAGTTTCAGATCGACTACCTCTTCACCCCGCCCGGGAGCGTCGCCATCTGGGAGCGCAGGCTCAAGGGCGTGCGCTTGTTGTCGGAGGTCGAGGCACCCGCCGAAGGGACCGACGCAACGACGTGCGACTACAAGCTATTCGTCACCGAGCGCGTGAAGGTCATCGACGGTGTGGAGTGCGCGCTGCTGTAACCGGTCATCGTCATCACCCGCATTGGAGGAACACAATGCCTGAGTCACTCGAACAGATCGAATGCGAACGCACCGAACGAAAAGAGGCGCTCGCGAAGGCGCGACTCGCGCAGCGCGCGATCGACATCGGCGCGCTCAACGCGCTTGAGATCGAACGCGGCGACGGTAACGTCGCGTCGCTCGACGTCGGCCGATACGCGCCGGGCCTAGTGACGTTGCTCGTGGTGCGGCCGCTCACGCGACCCGAACTCAAGCGGTACCGCGATCGCATCCGCGCGGAGAACGCGGACAACGCGGCCGCTGCGGAAGAGGCTGCGGCATCGACGCTGCTCTATCCCGCGCGGGATAGCGAGCAGTGGTCGCAGCTCACCGAAGCGATCCCGGGCATCGCCGCCCGTGCTGGCGTCGAGGCGGTGCAGCTTTCGGTGGGCCTCGAGCGCGCGTCGGGAAAATGATCGCCGACGCGTGCGCAGACATGCGCACGAACGCCGGGCGGTTCGGTGACGGATTGCTCGGCGCGTTCGGCGATGCGACGTCACAACCGGACGAGGTGCGCGCCGCGTGGGCGCAACTAGCGATCGTGATCCAACGCCTGGGAGGACACCGTAAGTAGCCATGTCTGACGCGTCCTACGTCATCGAGATCGCATCGCAAGTCAGCGGCGTGGAAGCGACGTCAGCCGAGATCGATTCGCTAGCCGCGAGCCTATCCGGATCGGGCGTGAACGCGGCGATGTTCGACGACGCGATCGCCAAGCTCACCGGCGATCTTGCGCGCGCCAGTGCCGCGAGCGCCGCGGCGAACGCGGCCCTAGCGGCGGGCAAGGCGCATTACGCCGAGCTCGAAGCCGCCGCGGTGAAAGCCGCGAAGGGCGTGGAGAAGATCGAAGCGGGCCTCGCGACGGCGCAAGGCGCGGTGTCCGCTGCGCAGGCGAACGTCGACGCCGCGGCCGCGTCCGGTGCGCCTGCGGAGGCCGTCGCGAAGTACAATCGCGAGCTTGAGAAAGCGCAAGCGAACCTCAAGAAAGCTGAGGCCGCGGCGGCCGGTCTCGATGACGCGAAGGCCGGAGCGGCCGCCGCGGAGGCCGCGGCACGCGCCTACGCAGGCGAGCTCGATCACCTCGAGCGCGAGGCAGAACAAGCAGCCGCGGCGCAACGCGCGCTCGACAAGACGCTCGCCTCGACGGCGAAACTACAGACGCGCGTGAATGACAACCTCGGCGACGCCGCGACGAACATGTCGACGTTCCGCGGTGCGCTCGGTGACATCGGCGGGCCGATCGCCGAGTTCGGGGAGAAGCTGTTGTTCCCCGCGCAAGCGTTCGTTGACCTCAACGAAAAGTTCGGCCGCGGCACGGCGATCGCGATGGTCGCCGGCTTCGGGCTTGCGCGCGTGGTAACCGCCGTTGTCGGTGCGGTCGTGAAGCTGACCGCGGCGCTAGTCGTCGGCGTGATCGCGATCGTCGGGTATTCGTTCGCCGCGAGCAACGCGGCGCGATCGCTGGCGCTCACGCGTGAGGCCGCGGAGATCGCAACGCCCGCGCTCGTGGGCATCCCGTGGGCGGAGCTGACGCGCGCCACAGGCGTAGCCGAGGACTCGTTGCGCACGCTAGCGAAGTCGCTGATCGCGGCGAAGGTCAGCGCCGCTGACATGCCCGCCGCGCTTCGCGCCGCCGCGATCGCGGAGGCCGCGCTTGGTGCCGGCGGAGCTGATGCGTTCCTCGCTGACGTCCGCGCGGGGAAGCGCGCGGTGAGTGATCTCGCCGCGGAGGTCGAGGCGAAGTTCGGCGGCGTCGTCGCGCGACAGCTCCTCGGGTTAGAGGCGCAGGGCGCACGCTTCAAAGCGAACGTCGCCGGGTTGTTCGCGTTCGACGGGATCGATCCCGCGCTCGAAGGTCTCGCGGTGCTAGTGGCGTTGTTCGACAAGAATAATACTAGCGGCAAGGCGATGCGCGCCGCTCTCACCGGGATCATGGATCCCGTAATCGCGAACGCGAAGGCCGCCGCGTACGTCGTCGAGGCGTTTGTGCTTGGTCTGTTGATCGGCGCGGCGAAGCTGTATCTCGCGGCGTCTCCGGTGATTGACGCCGTGGGCGAGATGCTCGGGATCGACGCCTCGGAGTGGACGCTAAGCGACGTGCTCAACGGTGCGGCGCGTGCGGGCGAGCTCGTCGCGCCGGTGATCGCTGGCGTGGTGATCGTGCTCGGCGTGCTCGGCGGGGCGGTGCTCGGCGTGCTCGCGGCGTTCGCCGCGTTCGTGGTCGGCTTGTCGTCGATCAACCAAGCGATAGGCGCGACGATCGCGCGACTCGCACAAGGCGCGGTGTCGCTCGGCGCGGATATCGTCGCCGGCCTCGCAAGCGGGATCACAAGCGGCGCGACCGTCGTGATCGCCGCGATCACCGGCGTGGTCGGAGGCGCGATCAACGCCGCGAAGTCGCTGCTTGGGATCGCGTCGCCGTCAAAGGTGTTCGCATCGATCGGCGATGACACCGGCGCCGGCTTCGCGGGTGGCCTCGCGGGGCAGCAAGACGCGGCGCACGCGGAGATCGCCAAGCTCACCGATCCCAACGCGGCGAGCGACGGCGGCACCGCCGGCACCGCGGGAGCCACGAGCACCACGAGCACCACGAGCACCGCGACCACGATCGTCATCGAGCGTATCGAGCTTCCCGGCGTGACCGATCCGCGGGCGTTCGTCGCGTGGCTCGAGGGTCTCGCGCTACAGGGGGCCGCCGCATGACCGCGCCGCACATTCATCCCGATCTGTATCGCTCGATCGTGCTGGGCACCGCAGTGTCACCGGGCGTCGTGACGCTCAGCGGTCACGACCGTGAGAGCGCGTGGGAGACCACCGCGGCGAAAGGGCAGACCGGCGCATCGTCGACGCTGAACGGCTCGCCGGTAGGCACTTTTCAAGCGTCGTTCTACCTCGCGAGCGTCGAGGATCAGATCGCGTGGCCGGCGTTTCAACGCGTGATCGAGAGCACCACGAACGGCGCCGCTCCCGTGGCGTTGCCGATCTACCATCCCGATCTGGCGGCCAACCGCTTCACCGAGGTCTGCGGCGCGAACGTCGGCGGCATCGTGCGCGACAGCCGCGGCGGCGTAACGGTGCTCGTGAAGTTCATCGAGTACCGCCCTCCGAAGCCGAAGGCTGCCAAGGGTGCGACCGGTAGCGGCGGCAACGCCACGCCGGGCGGCGCGGGGGGCGGCGACGCGAACGACCCCAACGCAGATCTGAAGCGAGAGCTCGACAATCTCGTGTCGGAGGCGCGGGAGACATGAGCCTAGCCACGATCACTCACGACGGCGACACTGCGGCGATCACGTCGGCGCGCGTGCAGATCCCCGCGTGGGGCCGCTGGTGGGCTGACGTCGACGTGCAATCCGCGATCGAGATCGCGCGCGGCGCGTCGGTTGTGGTCGCGTTCGCTGGCGAGGAGATGCACGCCGCGGTGGTCGCGGGAGGCGCGGCGAACGGTCGCGCGGCGTATCGCGTGGTAGCTGGCACCGGCGGGTGGTCACGCGCGATCGACGCTCGCGCGTATCGCAACGCCGCCGGCGTGGCGGTAGCGACGGTGATCGCAGACGTCGCCGCGATCGTCGGCGAGAGCGTGGCCGACGTGCCGGCGACGCGCGTCGGTGAGCACTACGCGGTGACAGCCGGCGCGGCATCGCGCGCGCTGAACGAACTCGCGCCGCGCGCGTGGTACGTCGGCCACGACCGTGTGACTCGCTTTGGCGCTCGCGCGTCGGCTGTGTACGACGGCACTGCAACGCGGCTCGATCCACGCCCGATCGACGACGTGATCGAGCTCGCTACCGACGACGTCACCGGCCTCGTGCCGGGCGTGATCGTAGACGGCGCCGCGCCAGCGACTGACGTCGAATACGTGCTCACGCCGGAGCGGCTCATCGTGCGCGTGTTCACGGGCCCGCGTTCGTCGCGGGAGCTCGACGCGCTACGGCGCGTGCTAGATGCGCTTGATCCGCGGCGTGCGTATCGCGCCGCGTACGAGTATCGCGTAGTCACCCAGGACGGGAGCGCGCTCAATCTGCAACCGGTTCGTTCCTCCGCCGGCATGCCGGATCTAGAGCGCGTTCCCGTTCGCCTATCGCCCGGCGTGCGGGCGGAGCACACCCTTGGATCGCTCGTGACGGTGGTGTTCCTCGACGGCGATCCGTCGCGTCCACGCGTGATCACTGGCGACGACGACGGCGCGCCGGGGTGGATGCCGATCGAGATCGAGATCGGCGAGTCGCCGGCGCTCGGCGTGGCGCGGCTGACTGATACTGTGATCGCGGGTCCGTACGCGGGCACAATCACCGGCGCGTCGGCGCGCGTGAAAGCGGGATCGTAATGGCGATGAGTGCGACGGTGCTAGCTGAGGCGCTCGAGGTCGCGTTCGTCGAGACCGCGGGCATGCAGGACAACGACGCGATGCGCGCGCTTGCGGAAGCGATCGCCGCCACTGTCGTGGCGCACGTCACGGCGAACGCGGTCGTCACCGTGGCCGCCGGGATCGCGGTCGCAACCGCCGGCACCGCCGCCGCGCAGACGGGCGCGACCACCGCGACCGGAACAGGAACGATCACATGAGCATCGGATACGGCGCCGATCTCTCCTGCCCCGGGCGGCTGTCTACTGCGCGACTCGTCGGCGGTCGCACGCTGCTCGCTGAGGCGATGCTGCGCAGGCTCACCACGCCGCGCGGTACGCTGCACGGCGGCGCGGAGGAAAGCGCGTACGGCATCGACCTCGCGGCGTACGTCGGCGCCGTGAACGCAGCCGTGGCCGCGGCCGCGTTGCCCGCGATCATCGAAGGCGAGTTGCTCAAGGACGATCGGATCGCGTCGGTGCGCGTGCGGCTTACGTCGTCGCGTGCGCTCGACGGCACGGTGACGTTCACGATCGCGATCGACGTCACGCCCGCAAGTGAGCTTGCGGACTTCGCGCTAACGCTTGCGGTGTCGGCGGTGAGCGTCGACGTGATCGGAGGGATGCCGTCATGACGATCGACGTTCGCACGTTGTTCACCTCCGATAGCGCGACACGCTTGTTCGCTACGGGGCTTGAGGTCGCGGCCGCGCTGGGTTTGCCGGTGACGTCATGGCGAGTCGGCGACCCCTCGCGCACACTTTTCAAGTGGCTCGCCGACGCGCTCGCTACGCGCGATCTCGTCGGGAGCGAGTTCATTCGCGCTGGCTTTCTGCGCAGCGCCACCGGCGCGTGGAAGACGCTCGTCGCGAGCGACGTGTTCGGCGTCGAGCGCACCGCGGCGACGTACGCCACGCCCACCGTGACGCTCTCGAACGCGGGCGGCGGCGCGTACGTTCGCGCCGCCGGCGAGGTGATCGTCAAGGCGAGCTCCACCGGCGTGACGTTCCGATCGACGGAGGCGCTCGACCTCGCGAGCGGTCCCGGCACGAGCGCCACGATCGCGCTGGTCGCCGACGTCGCGGGCAGCGCCGGCACCGTCGGCGCGAACGACATCGACGAGATCGTAACGACGATGCTCGGCGTGAGCGCGACGGCGAGCACGGCCGCGATCGGCACCGACGAGCAGAGCGACGCCTCGCTAGAGACGGAGTGTTTCGCCACGTTAGGCCGTGCGTCAAGCAACGGGCCACCCGACGCGTACAACGCGACGGTGCTCGATTCGGCGCTCACCGGCGCGACCACGATCACGCGCGCGACGACCACCGAGGACGCCAGCGACGGCACCGTGACCGTGTACGTCGCGACCGCGAGCGGCGCGGTGAGCGCGGGTGAAGTCGCTCTCGCGCAAGCGGCGGTCGAGCTGTGGGCTACGCCGGCGACGGTCACGCCCACGGTGGTCAGCGCGATCGCAGATCCGCAAGCGATCTCACTCGACGTGAGCGGCGACGACATTCCCGCCACCGCGGAGACTGATATCGCCGCGCTGTACGTGGCGCACTACGCGACGATCCCGATCAGCGGCTTCGTGTCGCTGTCGGCGCTGAGCTCGATTGCACACACGTACTTGGTCGGCGCCGGTGCTACTAGCGTGCTCGTGGCGATGACCGCACCGGCGGGCGGTGCGCTCGCCGTGGGTCGCGTGGCGACCGTCGCATCATGCGTGGTGACGGAGATCTAATGCCTCGATCACTACGATCGCTCACGCGATACATGCTGCCGTACTGGTGCCTCGACGACGAGGCCGACGGCGCGCTCGTGTACACGCTGGCGTTGATGATCGATGTTTCGTTGCAGCGCTTGCGCAGCGGTCTCGAGGCGCGCTTCCCGTCGCGCGCTGGCGCGTCGGCGCAGGCGCTGATCGGCGGGGATCGATTGATCGCGCGCGGTCGCGACGAGACGGAGGCCCACTACGCGGCGAGGCTCGCGGCGTGGCGGTACCCGCGCGGCCACCGCGTGCGAGGTAGCGTGTTCGCGCTGCTCGAGCAGATCGGCGAGTACTTCGGCGGCGCGTTGTCGCTGTACGGGATCGACCGGAGCGGTAACCTCCGGCGTCGCTACGGCGACGGTGCTGAGACCGCCACCGCGGGCACGGCGTGGACGTGGGATACAGGCGCCGCGTCGCAATGGGCGCGGCAGTGGATCGTGATCGATGGGAGCGAGCTCTTCCGCGCGCAACCAGACTTCGGCGACGCTGCGCTATGGGGCGGTGCGATGGGCACCGCGGGGTACTGCGTGGGCATCGGCGGATCGTCGGCGGAGGACTGGCGCGCGATCGTGGCGCTCACCCGCGGACAGCACCGATGGCTCCCCGCCGGCACACAGGGCGAGTGGATCATTGTGTCGCTAGACGGCACATCGCCCGCGCCCGATGCGACGTGGGCCAAGTGGGGCGTGCTCGACGGGACCGACTACGTGCCCTCGCGTTCGGCGGGGCTGCGATACGTCGCCATGCGCGATGCGCTGCGCGAGTATGCGGGTGACGCGGATTGGGCGAATCGCGCGATCACGCCGGAGTGGTCGTTCACCGGCGACGACACGGACTATCCCGCTACGGTTACAATGCCGGACGGCATAACGATCGCGGGTGACATCACCGATTTCCCTGCTACGATAACAATACCTGACGACGGGAGTGCGACGCTATGACCGTATCGGGATCTACCTTCAGCGTGCCGCTCGAACAGCTCGCGAATCGTACCGCGGTGCTCGTGCCCGACGTGCAGGAGTTCACCGCGAACGGCACGTGGACGAAGCCAGCGCTCGCGATGTGGTGCGACGTCATGCTCGTCGGCCCGGGTGGTAGCGGCGGCGCGGGCGGAGGCGACGGCGTGTCAGGCCCGGCAGCGGCGGGCGGCGGCGGTGGCGGCGGTGGCGCAGGTCAGATCGTGCGCATGACGATCGACGCGACGGACATACCAGACACGTGCACCGCGACGGTGCCGGCCGGAGGCACCGAGACGTTCACACGCTTGCACGGCACAGGCTTCGATGCGCGGGCCGCGGGCGGGCAGAACGGCGCCGACGCCGGCGCGATCGACGGCAGCGCAGGTGCGAAGGGCGCGGGCGCATCGGGCATCGACGGTGGCGCGGGCGGCGTGGGCACGGCGACCGCCGGCGGTACCGCCGGCGACAACGGCGACGCGGATTACTACGTCGGCGCCGGCGCGCTCGGCACGGGCGGCCTAGGCGCGGACGATCAGACGGGCGGCGCACCGGGTATCGCGGGCTACGGCTACGGCGCGGGTGGCGGTGGCGGTGGCGGTGGCGGCTCGACGACGACGTACGACGCGGGTGGCGGCGGCGGTGGCGCCGCAGGACTCGGGCGCGGGCGGATCGCGGACGACGGCGGCGCGGGCGCCGACGGTGTCGCAGGCGTGTCGATGGGCCTCGGTGGCGCAGGCGGCACCGGCGCTAGCGGTTTGGTGATCGTCACCACGTGGCGAGGAGTGGCAATCATATGAGCGGTTCGATCCTGGATGCGTTGTTGGGCCGCTTCTACAGCGGCGGTGTGGAGCTCGAGCTCGGCGCCGGCGTGGACGTCGCGGCGCCGCTCGTCGCGGTGCGCAACAGCGCCACGAGGCGGATCGACCTTTCGCTACCAGCGACGGGCGTCACGGCCGGCGCGTACTCGCTCGCGAGTCTGACGATCGACGCCTACGGGCGCGTGACGGCTGCGTCGGAGGCGACGGGGATCACGCTCCCGGCGGGTGCGGATCGGACGATCACGGTAGCGGCGACCGTCGGCAGCGGCGGCGTCGACCTGATCGTGCTTGCGGGGAATGGCGACGAGGCCAACGGCGGTAACGCGGAATTCGGGTCAGGTACTGGCGCCGATGACCCCGGCCTTGTGTGGCTGTCGAGCGGGCGCGAGAAAGTCGTTGGCTCGTTGTATTCGGCTGGGGCCTACTATATAGGATTCGCCGACAAAGCCGCGGTGCCCCCGCTGCGCCCAGAGGTGCTCTCGAATGCGAGCGCTGCGGACCTGATCACGGCACTCGACGCAATCGGATTGATCAAACGTATCGTGGCGTAGGAGGAGTGATGCGACCAGCAATGACGGTGACGGTGATGATGATGGCGATGATCGCAACGGCGTGCGCGGCGTTGCAGTCCGCACCCGCCGAGCGTCCTGAATGCAGCGATCGCGCGTTGCTCGAACTCGAGTCGCGCTACGTGGCGGAGATCATGGTCGTGTGCGACGGGCACGCGTTCGACGCGTGCGGCGCCCGCGAGGCGATCGATGCGCGCTTCGACGCGCTGCGAGAGGAGTGGGTGGCGTGCCAATGAACATCATAGCCAAACTTCTGACCGGCGCTCCACCGGAGTTGATCGCGGCGGTGATCGATCTCGTTCGCGCCGTGGTCGAGAGCGACGATCCCGCGCGCACCGCGCGCCGCCAAGCGACGATGGTCGCGGCGCGCACCGCCTCACGCGCCGCTGCGAAGCGCGCTCTCGGTGGTGCGCGATGAAGCGCGTGCACCTCTCGACGATCGACGACGTGCGCCGCGCGGCGGTGGCGCTGGCGACGTTCGCAGTCGACGGCGATCGCGGGCGCAGCACTCACGACCCGGTGCACGAATGGATCACCGAGGGCCGTCGAGCGCAGTACGAGCGCGCGCTAGCGCACGGCTACGCGTGGGCCAAGGCGATGCCCGCGGGATACTCGTCGTGCGGCGATCTCGCGCACTGGATGCTGACGATGCTCGGCGTGCGCGACGAGCGCGTCGTCAACCGCGGCGACGACGGCGGCGTGTGCGGGTGGGCGGTCGGCGCGAATCTCTCGCGGCTCGTGCGATCGCCGTGGTACGTCCACGCTAGCAAGCACGGCATGCCAGCGCTAGGCGACGTGCTGCACGTCGCACCGAGCGATCACGTGGCGGTGCACGTCGCACCGAGCGATCACGTGGCGGTGCTCCTCGCGATGCCGGACGCGGCGCAGTGGATCACCGCGGACTACGGGCAACCGTGCGGCCTACGTCGCGTGTGTCAGCTACGCGACGTCGCCACCGGGCTACAGGTGCGGGGCCGCGTGCTGCGCGGGTGGGTGTCGCTCGATCGCGTGTACGCAGCGCGTGCGCTCGTCGCACCCGCGATCGTACCAGGCACGTTCGACGCGCCGCTCGATGACAATCCCTATGACGACGTGACGATCCCGAAAGGCGTTGACGCATGACCACCGCACTCGACATCCTTCGCGACGCGCTCGCTCGGCGACGCGCGTTCATCGCGCTCCGCCGCGCCGACGCCGGCGCCGACGTGACTGACACTGATACCGCGGTGGTCGCGACCGCCGGCGCGAACGGCGGCCTCGCGGTCGAGTTCGCCGCCGGCGCCGCGGCGGATTCGGGACTGGCGACCGCAGCGAAGCAGGACGAGGCGCGCGCCGCGATCGACTTGATCAAGCCTGCATCAAGCGGCCCCGTGGTCGACTACTCGGGTGGAGACGTCACCTACGCGGGAGGCGTCCAGCTCTTCGTCGTCACTGCCGGTACGATCAAGTACGACGACGCCAACGGCAATCTTGCGCAAGCACCAGCGGGTGACTTCGCGGCGGGAGTCACGACTCCGTGGCTCGTGACGAAGGTCTATCAAACTGGCACTTCGGCGGTGCTGGTGGCGGTGTCCTGATGGCGTCGCGCTCTGCTCGTGGACGTGGACGCGTGTTCGGCGCCGCCCCCGCCTCCGCACCCGCCTACACCCCCGCAGCGCTCGGCGCGAAGCTAGTCGACTACTGGCAATCCCACCTTGGAGTCACGCTCAACGGCAGCAACGTGTCGGCGTGGACCGGGCAAGCAAACGGCGTAGTCCTGTCGCAGCCGACGGAGGTGAAACAGCCCGCGTACGACACGATCAACACGATCAACGGTCACGCGGTCATTGCTCCCGCTGGCGCTGAGGGACTCACGCTGCCGGCGCTCGGGTGCGCGGCGAGCCCGAAGGCGTGCTTCGTCTCGGTCGTACGCACGACGTCAACGGCCGCGGTCCAGGCGATCATTATGCCCAACGCTGACATCACGTCGGCCAACGGCATCAGCCTTAACTACTCGTTCTCGACCGCAAACAGTCTACACGCGGCATGCAACGGCGACGCTGGCAATTACAGCTTCATTCGATCTACATCTGCGGCAGCTGCCGGGGTGTGGCAGCGCATCGTCGCGCAGTACGACACGACGCAGGTTGCTGACCTCGATCAAATGTCACTGCGAATCGACGGCTCCGCAGTGGCAGAATCAGATTCTGCCGGGTCCGCTACGAACGGCAACCTGGGCAACGTCGCGCACTCGATCTTTTCTCAAAACAACGCGACCACGTACGGCTGGGCGGGGCGATGTGCGTGCCTCGTTCTACTGCGCGACCTCCCCACGGTCGACGAACTTGCCGCGCTGGAAGCCTGGCTTGCATCGGAGTACCCGGCATGATTCGCACTACAGAGCGCGGGGCAAAAGCCCTACAGGCCAGTGATGACAAGGCCGCATTGATGCCGCTCCGAGGCGTGCACGTTGGCGGCGGCAGGCATGTCGACCTCGACGCGAGCGACCCTGGCAAGGGTGGTAATGGCGCGGGGTGGACGCTGCATCGGTATGACGTCGTGGTAGAGACCGTCGACGAAGAGACAACCGTGTATGCCTATCCCGCAACGGCCGAGGCGGTGAAAGCCGTCGAAGCAGCGAAGGCCAAGCCCGATCGCGGCCGAACACCGGCCGAGAAAGACCTCGCGGTGACCGACACCAAGCCCATCGCCGACGATCCGATCGTCAAGGAGATCAGCAAGTGACAGACATCATCGCAACCCTCGTATCAGTGCCATTCGCTATCGCGGTGACAGCCCTCTTGAGAAAGCGCTGGCCTTCGATCAATGGCGCCTACGTCTACGCCGTAGTGCTCGTGCTCACCATCGTAGCGGCTGTGCTCTCGTACTACCGCGCAGCGATCCCGGTCGAGGTGTGGACGGCGGCAGGACCGCTGCTTGCGGCTGTGCTAGCGCTCGGTGGCGTGCAGGCTGCGCAGCATGTTGCTGAGTCCGGCGCGACGAAGCCGCTCCCCACGGCGGCCGCAATCGATGAGTGGTCGGGGCGGGAAGCACCGAGCGAAGCGCCGACCCGCAAGGACACGCGATGAGCACCGCGCCCTCGAACGGCGGATCGCCAGCTGGGTGGTATGCGGAGACGGACGATCGCATCGACGCGCTCGAGCGCTTTCGCGACTCGCAAGAGGACGTCAACACCGCGGTGCTCGCCACGCTCGTGCGCATCGAGACCCGGCAAGGCCATGCACCCGATCCGGTCAACGGCGATCCGGGCAGCGGGATGCTCCGCATCCTGCACGGACTCGCGAACGCGATCATGACCGGCAACGTGCGATCGCCGATGCAATCGATCGTCGACGCCGACGAGAGTGAAACCACCGGCGTCATGGATCGACCCGCGATCATCGCCCGCGCGAGGGCGAGTGAACGCCGCGTGAAGCTCCTCGTCGGGCTAGCGACGGTACTGATCACCACGATAGGCGCCGTGGCAGTGGCGTATTACACGGGGCGGTGATGCCGCGCCCGCCGCTCGCCGTGGTCACGTGGGACGACGCGTGGCACACGCTCGACGGCGCAGACGTCGACGGCGCGGACGCACCGTATCGTGTGCGCACCGCGGGATGGATCATTCGGGACACCCCGCGAGCGGTCGTGATCGCCGCCGAGCTGCTCCCGTGTGGCACCCCGCGCGGCGTGACGCGGATCCCCCGCGCTGTGGTGATATCGGTGCGTGTGCTGTGATTGCGTAGTGCGCACTTATTTGCGTAGCGATGAATCGCGCGCGATTTCGCGGTGTTACCACGCACGGCGGATTGGTTGCGCGCATTCGGTGCGTATGGTCACCGTGCGTCGTTGACGGAAGAGCGCCGCAATCGAGCAGTGCGCGGGGTGGCACACGGGGTGCAAGGGGCGATCGCCAACCGCGGCGCTGTGTCCGCTCTCGGATAGCCCGCTAGGAGTCAGCAAGTGCCCGACTACGTGATCATCGTCGACGGGGCGCGGCCTCGTCCGCGCCATCTCCGCACCGCGTTAGCGTGCTTCCGTACGCGTGAGCGGTGCCCGCTGTGCGGCCGTGCGCTGCTCGTCTACGTAACGGAGTGCCGCGACGGTGACGCCGTGTGCTTTGCGTGCGGGGGTATCGCGGGGCGCTTGCTCTCGGGGTGCGCGGTGGACGCGCACGGGGACGTGGTGGCCGCATGAACATCGCGATAAGACCCTACGCGAACCTGCACCGCGCGGATCTGAGCGGCGCGAACCTGCGCGACGCGGATCTGAGCGACGCGGATCTGAGCGACGCGAACCTGCGCGGCGCGGATCTGCGCGGCGCGGATCTGCGCGACGCGGATCTGCGCGGCGCGGATCTGCGCGGCGCGGATCTGCGCGACGCGAACCTGAGCGGCGCGGATCTGCGCGGCGCGGATCTGCGCGACGCGGATCTGCGCGGCGCGAACCTGATCGACGCGGATCTGCGCGTCGCGGATCTGCGCGGCGCGGATCTGCGCGTCGCGGATCTGCGCGGCGCGGATCTGAGCGACGCGGATCTGCGCGGCGCGAACCTGATCGACGCGGATCTGCGCGGCGCGGATCTGCGCGGCGCGAACCTGATCGACGCGAACCTGCGCGGCGCGAACCTGCACGGCGCGAATCTGATCGACGCGAACCTGATCGACGCGAACCTGAGCGGCGCGAGAGGACTGTCCACGTCAGCAGAGTGGTTAGCAACGTTCGACGCCGACGCCGATGGAGTGCGCGTGTACAAGCGCATAGGCGCTACGCGCACGCAGTACGCGCTGCCCGCGCGGTGGGTCATCGAGCCAGGCGCAGTGCTCACCGAGGTGGTCAATCCCTGCCGTACGACGGAGTGCGGATGCGGCGTAAATTTCGCCACGCGCGAATGGTGCGACGCGCATTACACGGACTCGGCGCTGTGGCTGTGCCGAATCGCGTGGATCGATCTCGCCGACGTCGTCGTGCCGTACGGCACCGACGGCAAAGCGCGATGCGCGCGGCTGACGCTGCTCCGCGTGGTGCCGGCATGAGCGCGCGCTGTCCCGAGTGCCGCGGCGAACGCGGGCGGCATAAGCTCTCGTGCGGCGCTCGGATGCATCTAGCGATGCTCGATCGCGGCGCGGTAAGCTCGCACTTTGGGCCGCTGGATCTGCTCGATGAGTACCGCACGCTCGTGCGATCGCTTGCGCTCCGTGCCGCGAGGGCCCACGCGTGAGGCGGCCCTACTACAGCGCCTCAGCGATCAAGCAAGGCGCGCGCTGCGCGCGAGCGTGGGCGCTTACGTACATCGACGGCCTCCGCGACGCGGACGTCGAATGGCACGAGATTGAAGCGGGCCCCGTGGTGCCGCCGCGGGTGCGATCGCTCTCACTAGGCAAGGCGGTGCACGCCGTAGGCGAGACACACTACCAGCAAGACGACGCCGATCAAGTGCAGTGGTGCACACTGCCCGCGCAGATCTACATGAGCGGTCTCGGGCATCTGCCACGCCCGAGTGAGTGCACCGTGATCGAGGTCGAGCGCGCCCTAGGCGACGCGCCCACCGGGCTAACCGCGCCCCGACCGCCATCGACGATCGAGATCGCCGGCGTGCGCTGGGCTGGCTTCCGCGATCTCGCCGTCGAGGTGCGCGGACGGTGGCTACAGATCGACTACAAGACCACGCGGTCGATCGCGCGGTGGGCCCTCACTCCGGAGGCGCTCGCGGGCGATCTACAGTGCGCGCTGTACTCGTACGATCTCGCCGTGCGCCTTGGCGTCGATACGATCGATTCGCGGTGGCTCTACCTCGAGACCGGTGCGGTGCGCCGATCCGCGCCCGTCGACGTCGTCGTGTCGAGGCAGCAAGCGATCGACGTGATCGGCCCGGCGGCGGACGTCGCGCTGCGCCTCGACGCGATCGACGCGAGCGACTCCGCCGAGTGCAACACCGATGCGTGCTGGGACTACGGCGGGTGCAGATTTCATCACACCCGCGGAGGGCCGTGCGATGCGCGCACGTCGATCCGCGGATTTTTCACACAGCAAACACGAAGGAACAACGACATGGATCCAGCAACGCTAGCGAAGTTTCAAACGCTCGGCGCGCCCGCCGCGGTGATCACCGCGCCCCCCGCGGATCAGGACGCCGCCGACGCGGCCGCGTTCGCCGCGCTCACCACGCCCGCCACGCCCGCCGCGCCCGCCACGCCCGCCGCGCCCGCCGCACCCGCCGCGCCCGCCGCGCCCAAGCCGCGCACGCGCAAACCGAAGGACACCACCACGGCGCCACCCGCGCCGGAGGGCGGCCTCGCTGCACAGCTCGCGATCGCCGTGGCCGCGCTCGCCACCGCCGAGACCGCGGCGAGCGCGGCCGCGCAAGCGCTCGACGCCGCGAACGCCGCCTACGGCGACGCCGTCGAGGCGGTGCGCGCGATCGTGGGCGGTGCATCGTGAGCACCGACGTAGCCACTGCGACCGCGCGCGAGATCGCATCGGCGATGATCGCCGCGCTGATCGCAGTGGGCACTCCTGAGTCGACCGCCTACGCGCGCTCGGTGCAGCGCCGTCGCGACGACGTCGTACGCGTCCTGATCGGCGTGATCCTCGACGGCGACGATGAGACCTCGTTCGCGCTGCCTGTCTCCGACGCCGCGGTGGACGCCGCGATCCGCACGGAGCGCGAGCGCGGCGAGGATTGGACGGTGCTCGCGTGAGCCCTGAAGTAGCCGAGACGGTCCGCGCGTTCTCGCCGTGGAAGCCGAAGCTCTCCGTGGACTTCATCGTCGTGTCGGTGGACCCTGACGACTTCGCCCACGCCGCGGCGTACGTAGGCTTCACCGCGCGGCCGGTCGAGCGTATCGCGGACGCCGCGCACCGGCACGTGAGCGCAAAATACACCGAGGTGCGCTACGCCACCGCCGCCGCGCGGCGATCCGACCGCGCGCGGGTCCTAGTCGACACGCGGCAGTGCCTATCGTGGGCGCAATTCGGTGAGCTCGTGCAAGCCGTGCGCACCGAGGCGATGACGCACGTCGGCCCTATCCACGTGCGTGTCACCGCACCGGGTAAAACGTCCTTCGGGGCCGTTGCGGGGGTGCTCGCGTGAGCCTCGCCGTAGCCCACACGATCGAGTTCGATCGGATCGCCTCGCTCCCGCGTCGTCGCGTCGACGCGACGATCGCCGCGCAGTGGGCTACGGCACTCGACCCGATATTCGCCCTGCGCGCCGATGCGCACCTCCGACCGTGGCAGGCGTTCGCGCTCGTCGAGGCGGTCGAGGTCGGCGGCGCGTGGCTCGCGCTGCCCGTCGGGATCGGCAAGACGCTGATCTCGTGGCTGCTTCCGACGGCGATGCAATCGGAGCGCGCGTTGCTACTCGTGCCGGGATCGCTAGTGGATAAGACCCGCGCGGACTTCGCGGAGTTCGTCGGCGTGTGGCGCGCGCCGGCGAATCCGCTGCGCATCGAGACGCGGGAGATGCTCGCGACCGTGCGAGGCGCGGAGATCCTCGACGCGTACCGGCCGGATCTGATCATCATCGACGAGGCCGACAAGCTCAGCAACGCGCGCTCGAGCGTCGCCCGGCGCGTGGATCGCTACGTCCGCGAGGCCGCGCCGCGCGTGGTCGCGATGACGGGCACGCCCTCGCGCAAGTCAATCCTGGACTACTGGCACCTGCTCGCGTGGTGCCTCGGAGACAGCGCGCCGATCCCGCTGTCGCGCGACGAGGCGACGGTGTGGTCGCTCGCGATCGACGAGCAGCGCGGCGAGCAAGCAGACCCCGGCCCGCTCGGCGCGACGCTCGCCGCCGCGGGTGCGTGGTACCGCCGACGCCTCGCGGAAACGCCCGGCGTGGTGGTCGTCGATGAGGACAGCTGCGACGCGCCTCTCACCGTGCGGGTGCGACTCGCGCGCGAGGACGCCACGCTAGATGCAGCGTTCGAGCGCTTCGCCGTCGAGCAAGAGAACCCCGGCGGCATCCCGGTGAGCGATCCGCTCTCGCGGTGGCTGCTCGACGGCCAGCTTGGGCTAGGACTGTATTCCGTGTGGTCGCCGCCGCCGCCGGAGGAGTGGCGCACCGCACGCCGGGCGGTGGCGCGCTTCGTCCGCGAGCGCATCGACGCCACGACACACACGCGGCGCCCGCTCGACACCGAGGCGCAGGTACTGCGGCGGTACGACACGCACCCCGTGGTGACCGCGTGGCTCGCGCAGAAGCCGCTGTTCGCCGGCGCGACGGAGACGGTGTGGATCTCTCGCAGCGCGATCGAGTCGGCGCGCGACTGGCTCCGCGAGCTCGACGGCGTGCCGGGGATCGTGTGGTGCGGAAGTGTCCCGTTCGGGATGGCGCTAGCCGAGGCCGCCGGGCTAGCGTACTACGGCGCCAAGGGCACCACCGCCGGCGGTGCGTCGCTTCGGTTCGCGCCGGTGGGCGTGTCGCTGTGCGCGTCGTGGAAAGCGAATATGACCGGCTTCAATCTGCAAGCGTGGCCGCGGCAATTGGTCACCATGCCCCCGCAGAGCGCGAAGTGGCTCGAGCAGATCTTCGGTCGGTCACACCGAAGCGGACAGCGCGAGCATGTGATCGTCGACGTGCTGGCCACGAGCGGGGGGACGCTCGATCTCGTCGAGACCGCGATCGGCGAAGCCGCGCGCGTGAAGCGCAATGAGGGCCTCACGCAGAAGATCCTACGCGCGGACGTGGTGCGCGCCGAGCCGCGCGTCACCGCGCGCAACGAGTTTCGATGGGCGCGAAGGGAGCGAGACGAATGACGCGCACCGCCGTCGTCGTCGCCGTCGCCACCCTCGCGTGCGCCGCGTGCACCGCCGCCGCGCCCGCCGCGCCGCCGCGCACGATCGCACCGCGGGCGGCGTTCGTGTGCATCGACGACGCGTTCCCTCCGGCGGGCGCAAGCGCCACGCGCACCGCCGCAGCGCTGTGGTCACGAGCGCTGCGCTACCGCGTGGCGCTCGTGCCGGTGCACATCGACGGCGCGGTGATGCCGCCGCCGGCGGCGTGCGACCTCGTCGTGTATCGCACCGCGATCGACGCGGGCGACACGACCGCCGGCTTCGTCGACGCGATCGGCGGGCGCTACGCGTGGATCGTCGACGGAGTCGTGCCGCGCGAGCGCGTGCGATGCGTGGTCGTCCACGAGATCGGGCACCTGCTCGGCCTCCGACACGACGCCCGCGGCGTGATGCGCGCAACGCTCGCGTGTGTGCCGATCACCGAGCACGAGGCCGACGCGGTGCTGTAGCCCGCACTGCTGCCGATCCGCCACGTAGCCCTAGCGGTTCGTGGCTTGCGGTCGTGAGGGCGCATCCCGCGCCCCGAAAGGATTCGATCATGTTCGCAAACAAGTTCGGTGTTCCTGCTTCTGCTCCGGCGACCGCGCCCGCCGCGCCACCGCAGCGCTCCCGCTACGGCGGTATCCAGTGCGGCGAGGCGCGCGATCCGATGCTCGACCTCGGCACCTACCGCGTGCGGATCGTGAGCTGCACCGAGGGCAGCAACCCCAAGACCGGCCGTGCGTCGGTCAAGCTTGGCGTGTGCGTGGTCGCCGCGTCGCCCGACGCCGGTACGCCCGTCGACGCGGTGTGCACCGTCGTGCACCTCGCCACGCCGATCGGTCTCGGCGAGCTCAAGACCATGCTCGTGCACGCGGCCGGCTGCGGTCCGACGCTCGCGCAGCGCGCCGCCGGTGACATCCGCGCGATCGCGAAGGAGGGTGAGGCGCGATACGACGCCGTCGACGCGAGCACCTACCCGGGGTCGATCATCGAGGCCACCGCAGGCACCGCGAACGGCGCGCCGTCGATGATCGGTCGCCTCGTCGACGTCGTCGTGACGCGCGGCCGGGACACCAAGTCCGAGGGCGACTGGTACCGCAACTTTCGCTGGGGCGCCGTGCCGGAGGCGGAGCAGATCCCGGCGTAGATGCTAGCCCCGCGCACGCTCGCGCCATGCCGGGACGGCAACCCGGGCGGGGCCCTATGACGATCACCATCGACTCGCGCGGCGTGTACACGCTGCGGCTCACTGCGGCGGAAGCCGCCGCGCTACAGCACGCGATCACGATCGCGCGGCCTAGCGGCACGGCGGCCACGCCCGACGGGCGCGCGGTGGTGGTCGTCGTGGAGGTCGCGCGATGATCACGCCCGTGTTGCTCGACGTCGAGTCGCGCTCCCGCGCGAATCTCAAGCGCGTAGACGGGCGGCTGTACTGGCAGCACCCGTCGAGCGCCGTGCTCGTGGTGGTGTGGTACGACACCGCCAACGGCGCCGTCGGTGCGTGGTACCCAGGCGACGTGTGGCCGCACCACGGGCGCGTGCTCGCCGCACACAACGCGCATGGCTTCGATCGGTTCGCGCTCGAGCGCTACGGGATCACCGCCGCGGAGTGGATCGATACCGCGCAGCTCGCACGCAAGGCGGGCCTCCCCGGCGCGCTCGACGCCCTCGGTGTGCGGTGGTGCGGCACGCCGAAGGACAAGGTCGCGTCGGCGTACACGCGCTCGCTGAGCGCGGTGGCGCGACCGGTGGCGCGCATCGACGCGCTCGCGATCGCGTGCCCCCGCTGCGCGGCAGCCGTCGGCGACGCGTGCCGCGGAGTCAAGCACGCGCACAAGGCGCGCCGCGACGCCGCGCCGTCGGTCGGGCGCGAGATCCCCGCGACCGTGTGGCGCGACATGCCCGACGACGAGCGCCGCCGCGTCGGCACACAGCCCGCGATCGACGCGGCGGTGATGTCGCGCGTGGTTGCGTACTGCGCGTCCGACGTGGCGATCATGGTCGATGCGTGGCCGCGCCTCGCGGAGTGGATCCCCGTCGACGCGGAGGTCGAGGCGCTCGACCGCGTGCTCAACGATCGCGGGGTCGCGTTCGACTCAGCGCTCGCACGCCGGCTGCTCGCCGAAGACGCGCGGATCTGCGACGCGGTGATCGCCGAGGTCGCGCGCGCGTGCGGCGTGACCGTCGCCGCGGTGCGCGAGGCCGCATCCTCGCCGGCGCAATTCTGCGCGGCCACCGGCGCCGCGGATGCGCAAGCCGCCACCGTCGAGACGATGGCGCATCCGCTCGCACGCGCGCGCATGGCGCTCGCGTCGATCACCCGCGGCAAGATGCTCGCCGGTCTCGCGCGTGTCGGCGCCGACGGACGCATGCGCGACACGATGCGGTACTACGGCGGGCACACGGGGCGGTGGAGCAGCGTAGGCATGCAGCTCCACAACCTTCCGCGCCCCGACAAACGGTTCGAAGACGTGCGCGGCGACGCGCGGTATCCCGCGCTCGACGACGGAGCGATCGACGTCGACGCGTTCGCGGATGCGGTGCTTACCGGGCGCGAGTGCGACGCCGCGGAACGCGACCTGCTCGTGCGTGCGACGATCACCGCGTCGCGCGGGCACCGGCTCGCGGTGGCTGACTTCGCGAGCGTCGAAGCCCGCGGCACCGCGTGGGCTGCGGACGACCGCGACGCGATCGCGGTGTTCACGAGCGACCTCGATCCGTACCGCGTGGCCGCGGCGGCAATCTACGGGATCGACTACGCCGCCGTGACATGGCAACGCAAGGTCGGCAAGGTCGCAGAGCTCGCGTGTGGCTACGGCGGCGGCCCGGCGGCGTTCGAGAAATTCGCGGCCGTGTATCGCGTGGATCTGAGCGCGCTAGACCTGCGCGCCACGGTCACCGCGTGGCGCACGCTGCACCGTCCGATCGTGGCGCTGTGGTACGCGTGCGAGCGTGCGTTTCGATCCGCGATCGAAGGCCGCGCTCGCACGGTGGGCCCGTTCGAGTTCGTGCCCAGCGACGCGGGCGACGCGGTGGCGTGCTTCCTCCCCAGCGGTCGGCCGATCGTGTACCACGCGGCGCGGATCTCGCGTGACGGATCGCTCGCGTACCTCGGAGTGCACGGTACCGAGCACGTCTACGGAGGCAAGCTCATCGAGAACGCGATCCAAGCGCTGTGTCGGGATCTGATGGCGGTGGCGCTGCTCCGCGCGGAGCGCGAAGGGCTCAATCCGGTGCTCACCGTGCACGACGAGATCGTGTGCGACGTGCCGGAGGCGCGAGCGGACGGGGCCTACGCCGCGCTACGTGACGCGATGCTCGCGCTGCCGGCGTGGGCGGCGGGCTTCCCGATCGGCTGCAGCGGCTGGATCGGGCGGCGGTATCGAAAGTGACACCAACGGAGGACAACATGGGATCGAAACGAGATAGATTGATATGACGCCGCGCGACGTCTACGCAACCGCGGAGTCGACCGCGCTGCGCGGTAGCGACCTCCGCGGGATCGACCTCAGCGGTAGCAACATGCGCGGGGCGGATCTCCGCGGGTGCGATCTCGCCGGCGCGGAGTTCGACGGCGCCACGCTCACCGACGCGATCGGCCTCGCGGAAAGCGACGACTTCGTCGAGTTGCGCGAGGAGCACACGGACGCGCTGCGTGAGTGCGCCGAAGCAAAGGCCGCGCTCGCGGCGCTGATCGCCGCCGTGGACGCGATCGAACCGGAGGCCGTCGACTTTCCCGAGATGGCTACCGCGTTAGCTGCGGCGCGCGAGGCGGTGCTGTGATCGTCTACCCGTGCGAGCTGTGGTGCGACGTCTCGCCGATCGTACGCGTCGAGCGCGGCGTCGCCGTCGCGCTCATCGAGCGCCGGGCGAATACCCGCACCGGCGCGATCGTAATCCAAATCGAGGTGACATCGTGATCATTGCTATCGACTGTGACGGCGTGCTCGCCGACTTCGTGGGCGGCGTGCTCGACGCGCTCGGCGCCGCGCACACCCACGAGGACGTGGTGTGCTGGGATATCGAGCTCGCGCTAGGACTCAAGCGCGGCGCTCTCGCGGGGATCGTGTCGCGCCCCGGGTGGGTCGCGTCGCTGCGCCCGATCGACGGCGCTCGCGACGCGGTGGACGCCCTGCGCGCCGCCGGGCATCGCGTGGTGTGCGTGACCACGCCGTGGCACACGTCGCCGCACTGGCACCGCGAGCGGCACGCGTGGCTAGAGCGGGAGTTCGCGTTCAACTCGCGCGACATCGTGCAGTGCGGCGATAAGTCGCTGATCAACACGCACGTGCTGTGCGAGGATAACACGCGCACGGCGAACGCGTTCGCGTCGCGTGGCGATCGCCGCCGCGCGGTGCTCATCGACGCGCCGTGGAACCGCCGCGACGCGATCGTAGCCGGCGTGACGCGCGTGGCGTCGCTCGCGGAGGTGGCGCGATGACCACCGAGCGCCATCAATTCCTATGGCTCGACCTCGAGACCACCGGCCTCGACCCTGCGCGCGGGCGCATCCTAGAGTTCGCCGCCGTGCTGTGCGAGGACGCAGCGGGCGATGACTTCGCGATCACGCGTAGCTACGCGGGCGTCGTGCACTACGATGCCGCGGTACTCGACTCGCTGGTGATCGATACCCGCGTGGTCGACATGCACACGGCAAACGGCCTTTGGCGCGACGTCGCCGCGAGCACCACGCGACCGCACGAGATCGACGAGTTCCTGGCCGCGCTCGCGGACGAGCTCACCGGCGGCGCGCTGCACGCGGTGACGCTCGCGGGGTCGAGTGTGCACTTCGATCTTGCGTGGTGCTGCGTGCATCTGCCTGCGTTTCGCGAGCGGCTGTCGCACCGCGTGTTCGACGTGAGCACGCTTCGCCGCGCCGCGGAGGCGTGGGCGCCGGCGACGGTGTGGCCGGTGCGCGACGCGCACCGCGCGCTCTCGGATATCACCGCATCGATCGCGGAGGCGCGAGTCGCGCGCGCCGCACTGATGGGAGGCGGGCAATGACCACCGTGACGATCGACCGTGACGCGTTCAAATCGGGCGTGCGCGCAGTGGCGCACGCGATCGACACCGACGCCACGCGAGGTGCGTGGCGGCGTAGCGTGCTCGTGCGCGTGGTGGATGACCACTGGCTAGAGCTCTCGACCGCCGACGGGCACCGCATGGCGCGATGGCGGGAGCGCATCATCGCAGGCGACACGAGCGGCGCGGTGCTCGTGAGCAACGCCAAGCCTCTGATCGCGTGGACGAAGTCGCTCACGCGCGGCGGCACCGTGACGATCGACTTCGCGCGCGGCGTGATCACCGCCGGTGTGGCGGAGTTCGCGATCGAGGCAGTGTCCGACGACGATCACGCCGCGCGCGAGGCGGCGACCGACGCGGCAGGCTCCCTCGATGGCGTCCACGCCGCGAGCGTCGCCGGTGACCGCGCTGCGATCACCGCGCGGCTGAGAGCGCTCGCCACCGCGCTAGGCGACGACGCCAGCGTTGCCGAGCACGTGGCGCTGCTTCGCGCTGCCGCGCGCGCCCTCGACGATGCGTGCAGCGTGGCGCTGCACGCGCGCTACATCGCCGACGCGGCGAAAGCCTGCGGCGATGGCACCGCGTGGTTCAACGGCGCGCTCGACCCAGTGATCGTGCGTCAGTCACACGCCGGACCGCTCACGTGCATCGTGATGCCGGTGCGACAGTGATCGCGATCGATCCGGGATACGCCACGCGCGGCCGCGGATGCGCGTGCGCGCACTTCGTCGGCGGTCGCCTCGTCGCGGTGTGGTTCGATCGGCCGGAGGACGCGCGCACGCGTCGCAGGTACGACGGCGTAACGCGCGTGGTGTGGGAGTGCCCCCAGGTGGACGCGCGCACCCGCGTGTCGGTGCCTGCGGTGGTGCGCCTCGCCGCCGTGGGCGGCACCCTCGCGGGACTGTACGCCGGCGCTAGCGGCGCCGTCGTCGAGGCCGTCGCACCGAGCGCGTGGAAGGGCTCGACCGCGAAGCCCGTCGCGCACGGTCGTATGTGGGCCGCGCTCGACGCGCGCGAACGCGGCGTGCTTGGCGGCGATGCGACCGCCGCGGCGATCACCGCGGCGAAGCGCGCGGGTGGGCTCGATCGCTGGTCCTGCGACGGCGCGAGTTACTACCCCGCGGGCTTCACGATGCACAACACACTTGACGCCGTTGGGATCGGCATATGGCGCCTTGGGCGCGGAACGGAGGACTCACGATGACCACCAAGCTACGCCCCTTCTGGCGCTACTACGGGGGTAAGTGGCGCGCTGCTCCGCGCTATCCCGCGCCCGCGCACGGCACGATCATCGAGCCGTTCGCGGGCGCGGCGGGATACTCGATGCGCTACCCGGACCGGCGAGTCGTGCTGATCGAACGCGATCCTATGATCGCGGAGACGTGGCGCTGGTTGATCGGCGCCTCGCGGGCGGACGTGCTCGCGGTCCCGCTGGTCGACGACACGCGCGACTTGCCTGCGTGGGTGCGAAAAGGCGCCATCAACCTAATAGTGCTACTGCTCAGCGAGGCTAGCGCGTCAGGCCCCCGGGGCCAGACGGTACAGAGCAAGCGGGTGACCAAAGGCGTAGCGAACGGAGAGCGCATGCGCGGGTGGGGGGAAGCCATGCGCGACCGCGTCGCGTCGCAGGTCGACGCGATCAAACACTGGACGATCATCGAAGGTGACTACACCGATGCGCCCAACGTCGAAGCAACGTGGTTCGTGGATCCACCGTACGACAATCGCGCCGGACGCGCGTATCGCTTCCACGACATCGACTACCCCGCGCTAGGTGATTGGTGCCGCACACGTCAAGGACAGGTGATCGCGTGCGAGAACGACGGCGCCACGTGGCTTCCGTTTCGCCCTCTGTACAGCGTCACGACGCGAATGAACGGTGCTAAGGGCGAAGGCGGGCGCAAGTCCACCGAAGCGATCTGGACGAACGAAGACGACGCGCCTCGGGCGCACTACGCGGGAACGGAGACACGATGACCACCAAACTACGTATCGACGATGAGCTGCGCGCGTTCATTCCGGCGCTCAGCGCGGAGGAGCGCGACGCTCTCGAGCGCTCGCTGATCGAGACCGGCCGCGCGACCAATCCGATCACCGTGTGGCGAGGCACGATCCTCGACGGGCACCACCGCTACGAGCTGTGCACGCTGCATGGTCTGCCGTACGACGTGATCGACCTCGGCGCGAGCATCGCCGACCGCGACGCCGCCAAAGCGTGGATGTTCGATCACCAGATCGCGCGGCGGAATCTATCGCGCGATCAGATCATCGCGCTCGCCGCGCTGCGCGGGGTGGCGATGCCGGCGGGCGTGCGCAGCGCTATCGCGACATGCGAGAGCGCGATCGATATGGCCGCGCACGACGAGGGCCGCGCTCTGCTCGAGCGGGTGCTCCGCGGGGAGCGCACCATGCCGTACGCGGCGAACGATTGGGCCCGCCGCGACGCCCCGCGACGCCCCGCGCAGACGCGGCGTACGCGCGTGCAGATCGCGCTAGACGGCGTGCGCGAGATGAACGCGAAGGACTTCGCCGCGTTCACCGAGGCGTTCGTCGAGATCGCGGAGGCCCGGCAATGACCCGCGAGGAACGCAACCGCCGCGATCGCGAGCGAGCGCGCGAGCGCCGCGCCGACCCCGCGATCCGCGAGGAGAAGAACCGCCGCCAGCGTGAGCGCCTCGCCGACCCCGCGATCCGCGAGGAGATCAACCGTTGCATGCGCGAGCGCCTCGCCGACCCCGCCTACCGCGAGGAGATCAACCGCCGCCAGCGCGAGCGCCTCGCCGACCCCGCCTACCGCGAGGAGATCAACCGCCGCCAGCGCGAGCGCTACGCCGACCCCGCCTACCGCGAGGAGATCAACCGCCGCCAGCGCGAGCGCTACGCCGACCCCGCCTACCGCGAGGAGCAGAACCGCCGCAAGCGCGAGCGCCTCGCCGACCCCGCCTACCGCGAGGAGCAGAACCGCCGCAAGCGCGCTCGCGAGCGCATCGCCGACCCCGCCTACCGCGAGGAGCAGAACCGCCGCAATCGCGAGCGCCGCGCCGACCCGGCGATCCGTGAGCGCGAGAACCGCCGCGCTCGCGAGCGCTACGCCGCGAAGCGCCGCGCCGACCCCGCCTACCGCGAGGAGCGCAACCGCCGCAGGCGCGAGCGCCGCGCCGACCCGGCGATCCGCGAGGAGAAGAACCGCCGCGATCGCGAGCGCCAGCGCGAGCGCCTCGCCGACCCCGCGATCCGCGAGGAGATCAACCGCCGCGAGCGCGAGCGCCGCGCCGCGAAGAAAGGCACCCGATGACACCGATCGAACGACTCCGAAGGCTCACCACCGCGCGCACGGCGTCGCCCGCCGCGCCGCCCACCGCGCCGCCCACCGCGCCGCCGCGCCCAACCCTCGACGAGCAGCGCACCGCGAACCGCGACCGCGCGGCCGCGAGCGACGCCCGCCGTGATCTCAAGCGTGCGCTCGAACGCATCGACGACCTCGACACGACGGTGCGCGCGTACGAGCGATACACCTCCGAGCCGATCCGCCCGGTGCCGCCGGCGGTGCTAGCGATGACCGGCGGCCGCCGCGTCGCCGCCGCGGTGGCGATGCTGAGCGACGTCCACGCCGAGGAGCGTGTCGACCGCACCGACGCGATCGATAACGAGTACTCGCTCTCGATCGCGCAACGCCGCGTAGCCCGCTTCTTCGCGGGGCTGGTGTGGCTCGTGCAGCACAACTCCGCGGCGTTCGACATCGGCACCGTGGTGGTGTGGCTCGGCGGCGATCTGATCACCGGTGACATCCACGACGAGCTGCTCGAGCGCGCGGAGGTGCCGCCCGGCGAAGCGACGATGATCGTCCGCGACTGGATCGTCAGTGGCCTGCGGTACCTGCTCGCGGAGCTGCCCGACGTGACGGTGCTAGTGCCGTGCTCGATCGGCAACCACGGCCGCACCACCAAGCGAATGAACGCAGCTACGGGCTACGGGCATTCGTGGGAGTGGCTGCTCTATCAGATGATCGGCCGCGACTTCGCGAACGAGCCGCGCGTACAGATCCACACGACTCGCGATGAGATGCAGTATCTATCCGTGCTCGGATATGAGCTCGCGTTTCACCACGGGCACCGGCTGCGATACAATGGTGGCATCGGCGGCCTCACGATCCCCGCGATCAAGGCGATGCACCGCTGGTCACAGTGGCGAGATTGCGACTACTATCACTTCGGGCACTTTCACACGTATTCGCCAGACATAGCGTCAATGACGTTCAACGGTTCGGTGATCGGCCCGAATCCGTACGCGTTCGCGATCGGCGCCAAGCCGGAGCCTCCGCAGCAAGCGTTCTACTTGCTCGACGCGAAGCGCGGGAAGACGGCGATGCACCCGATCTGGGTAGGTGAATCATGAATGCCACCGTTCCCGCCCCGCTACCGCCTAACCGAAGGGCACTCGATGCCGCCGCGTGCCCTGAGTGTGGCGGTTACGACGCTGACGAATGCCCTTGGTGCGACCCCCGACGCGCCACGGCGACCAAGCGCGACCACGGCAAACGCCGCTGGTCGCTCGTGCCGTGGGCGGCGCTCGGTGACGCGGTGGACGTGCTCACCGCCGGCGCCGCGGAGCACGGAGACTTCGGCTGGCGCGACCTCCCGAACGCTCGCGAGCGGTACTTCGACGCGCTCCTACGGCACCTCACAGCGTGGTGCGACGGCGAGCGCATCAACCGCGACAGCGGACGCGCGCACCTCGCGCACGCTCTCGCGAACGCGATCATTCTCGCGGCGCTCGATCGCGAGGTAGACGCATGAGCACATCGATCGTGATCGCCAGTGACTCGCTCGACGTGCTGCGACAGCTCGACGCGGCGACGTTCGACGCGGTGGTGTGTGACCCGCCCGCGGGCGTGGCGTTCATGGGCCGCGCGTGGGATAGCGCGCGCGGCGGGCGAGACGCGTGGATCGAGTGTCTCGCCGCGATCATGCGCGAGGCGTGCCGCGTCCTGCGACCCGGTGGGCACGCGCTCGTGTGGGCACTACCGCGGACGTCGCACTGGACCGCGATGGCATGCGAGAACGCGGGCTTCGAGATCCGCGACTCGATCTCGCACATGTTCGGTAGCGGATTTCCGAAGTCGCTCGACGTGAGCAAAGCGATCGACGCCGCCGCGGGCGTGACGCGTGAGGTCGTGGGGCGCCACGCGCACCCCGCCACGAGCATCCACACGCAAGGCGCGAGGACACTGCCGCTAGACGTCGACATCACGACCGCCGCGACCGCCGACGCGCAGCGCTGGTCCGGATGGGGCACCGCGCTAAAGCCAGGGCACGAGGTGTGGTGGCTGTGCCGAAAGCCGCTCGCGGGCACCGTCGCGGCGAACGTGCTCGGGCATGGCACTGGGGCGCTGCACGTGGACGCGTGCCGGGTTGCAAGCGACACGCCCGCCGCGACCGTCTACGGCGGCGCGAAGGGTGGTGGTGGTGTATTCGGTACTAGCTCTAAGTACACGACGGAGCCACACGACGTCGGCCGCTGGCCGCCCAACGTCGTACTGACGCACTCAGGAGCGTGCACCGACGCGGCGTGCGCGCCGGACTGCCCCGCGCGAGCGCTGGGCGCCGCCGCCCGCTTCTACCCGACGTTCGATCCCGACCCGATCGGGATAGAGCCGTTCGTGTACGTCGCCAAGCCGAGCACGCGCGAGCGCGAGGCCGGATGCGAAGCGCTTCCCGCGCGCGCGGCCGCGGAGCTCGTCGATCGCACCGCGGATAGCGCGGGCATGTCGTCACCGCGGGCCGGCGCCGGACGCACCGCGACCGCGCGTCACAACACGCACCCCACGGTCAAGCCGATCGCGCTCATGCGGTGGCTGGTGCGGCTCGTGACGCCCCCCGGCGGCGCGGTCATCGATCCGTTCGCGGGCAGCGGGACCACAGGGTGCGCGTGTGCGATCGAGGGCTTCGACTTCGCGGGGATCGAGCTCGACCCGGCGCACGTCGCGATCGCCCGAGCGCGCATCGCGTGGCACACGGCACACCCGACCGCGTTCGATCGAAAAGCGAAGCGCGATGCCGCGTAACGCGACGATCACAGTCTACCGCGGCGCGCGCAACGCCGTGCCGATCGCGCGCGATGAGCTATCGTGGGACGCGTTCGTCGCGGAAGTCGAGGCGCTGTGTCGCGAGGAGGACCCCGCGACCGACAAGCGCGACCTCGTGGCGTTCGGGCCGTACCGGCTCGCGCCCGGCACCACCCGCGCCGCGGACAACGTCGAGGCGATGAGCGCGATCGCGATGCTCGACGTGGATCACGAGGTCGACCTCGGCGCGCTCCGCGAGCGCATCCGCGCGCTCGGCGTGGCGGCGATCGTCCACGGTTCACCGAGCGACGACGAAGCCGGCGATCGCCGTGTGCGTGTGTACGTCGCCCTCGACGATGAGCACGCACCGAGCGACGCCGGACGCGTACGCCGCGCGGTCGCGGAGCTGCTCGGTGTGTGCGACGATCCGGCGACACACAACGCCGACCGGATCGGGTTCGTCGGGCGCCTAGCCGGCACCGCGCCGCGGTACGTCGAGCGCTTCGACGGAGCGCCGATCGCGCTCGCAGCCGTGCGGGATTGCGCCGCTTTCGGGGCATCGCGACCGGTATCCGGATCGGGCGAGAATCCCGCGCCGATCACACGGCCGACCGCCGCGAACGACGCGGCCGCCGCGGCGATCGTGGGCGCCCTCGGACCCGCCGCGGGGTGGGCCGGCAGCAAGCACCGCGTGGTCGGAGCGCTCGGCGGGATCTTGCGCAAGTGCGGATGGCCTCGCGATGTCGCCGGCGAGCTCGTGCGCACGTGGATCGCGAACGACGCGCGCGACGTGGACGCGGGTGTGCGATGGGCGACCGCGGCGTGGGATCGCGAGGCGTCGGAGGTGAGCGGCCGCCAAGCCTTAGACGCCGTGGTCGGCGCCGACGTGGGCCGCGTGATCGAGGAGTGCGCGCTGCTTCCGTGGCGTGCTCGCGGTGCGGCCGCACCGGACGCGGATCGCCCGCCCGCTATCGACGCGGGCGACTACGCTACGCTGCGCCGCGTTCGCCTCGACGTGATGCCGCCGCCGATGCGCTACGTGGTGCCGGCGCTCGAGCTGGCGCCGGGGAAGGTGTCGGCGATCCAGGGCTTCGCGAACGCGGGTAAGACACCGTTCGCGCTCGTGCTCGCGACGTGCGTCGCCGCGGGGATCGACTTCCTGGGGATGAGCACCGTGCGCACCTCGGTGGCGTACTTCGATCACGAGGCCTCCCCGCTCACGCAGGAGCGCGCTATCCGGATTCGGTGCGGGCTAGGCCTCGATGTCGCGCCGGCGGGGCTGCACCTTTTCAACGCCGAACCGTTCAGCTTGGCGCTAATCGCCGACGCGCGGCAGGCGATCGCCGATCACCAGATCGGGATGATCGTGATCGACACGTACAGCTCCGCGCTGCCCGACGACGGAGGCTCATTCAACGACTCAACGTTTCGCTCGTGGGCCACCGCGCTAGGCCGCATGAGCGCGGAGCTCGACGTGGTGGTCGTGATCCTGCTGCACGAAGCTAAGACCGGATCGGGACTGCGCGCTATCAGCGGCCACGGCTCACTCGCTGGCGCGCTACAGGCGGCGATCGCCCTGACGCACCCAGACGAGGAGGACGTCGCCCGTGTGCGCGTGTCGTGCGCACGCGCCACGCGCAAGGGATTCGCCCCGTTCGACGTGGTGTGGTCGGACAGCGAGGACGCGACCGCGCCCACCGGCGACGCGCTAGTCGCTACGCGCGAGGCCGCCGCCGCACCCGCCGTGACGGCGCCCGCGGCGGCGCGCAACGCCCGCGCGATCGCCGACACCCGCACTGCCGGCGAGGCTATCATGCGCAGCGCCCCACGCGGCGTGACTGTGCCGCGTAGCGAGCTGATCGCCCTCGGCGGCGAGTCGCGCGCGGCGTGTGTGCGCGCGATACAACGGCTTGTTGCGGCGGGATTGATCGCGTACTCTCCGCCCGCGGCGTACGGCGTGTCCGCCGCGGGCGCGACGGCGGACGCTCTCGCGATCGCCACCGCGCTAGGCGCGGTCGGTGGGTTCCAGCGCTAGCCTAGCCACCCCGCCACCGTCGTCACCACGCGCTCGACGTCGGCGGCGATCGAGTCGGCGACCCACTCATGCGAGATCGCGCTGTGGCCGCTCATCGGGCCCCGCTTGATCTTCGCGGCGGCCTCCACCCGCGCGTGATTCGCGTCGCGGTACCACGACCACCGTGACGTGGCCCACTCGATCACCGGGGTGGGATGCGCACCCGCGGCGAGCAGACACCACACATCCGCGAGGATGTCGTGCTTGGGTGCGTCGGCGCGATCCGCGCCGCTCGCGCCAGCGTAGGCCGCGGTCGATCGATCACGGGCGAAGCGCGCAGCGTCGCGGCACCGCTCGGCGATCGTCGCTGGCAGCGCGGCGCGCCCGGCGGTGAGCCTGGCGAAGTCCGCGGACGTCACGACGTCACCGCGAGCGCGGCGTCGATCGCCCGACCGATCAGCGCCTTGCCGAAATCGCACCCGGGCCACGGCGTGCGCTCCTGGATCTCGCGCACCAGTCCGGATCGGATCACCAGCAGTGCCGCCCTACGCTCCGCACGCGCGGCCGCGATCGCGGCGTCCCGGGCGGGCAACGGGCCCTGGTCATCGGCAGGAGCGAGCTCCCGGCTCGACACCCAGATATCGCCGTCATGCAGCCGCACCCGGGCGTCGGTCATGGCCGGCCCCAGCGGCTCCCACGCGGTCACGACGCCGAGCTCGCCGCGGAATCGCACTACGCGGCCGATCACGACGTCACCGCCCACCGCCCGTCACGGAGCACCGCGAGGCCGGAGCCGCGGAGCGACGCCAGCGCTCGCGACGTCGCACGGGACCCGCACGCCACGCGAGCGCGCAGCTCCTGCTCCGTGAGGCCATCGGGCGCCTCGACGAGCGCATCCACGATCGCGTCCCGGGCGGTCGTGGTCGCGGCTGCCGCGGCGGCCGCGCGGGTGGCGTTCGCCCCCGCTCCAGCGGGCGCCGCCGCGTCGAAGCGCGCGCTCGCCGCCACGACGCGCCGATACGCCATCGATATCGCCGAGCCGCGGGGTAGCGGTCGACCGCGAGACACCGTCGCGTACGCGCGGCGGCACAGCGTGGTGAGATTGCTCAGGGCGTCGAGTAGATCGTCTTGGTCGCTCATCCGGTACCTCCTAGGTCAGGGTCGCCGGATGCACTCCGCGTGCCTACGTAGCGAGGGGCGAGCGGCACCACTCCGCGGGACCCCGTGTGCATATGACCGCCCGTGTGCGAAAGATCAACGATCACAACTACTTACGCCAGTGCGCCTTGTGTTTCACACACTTCCATTTACAGTGTACCCTAAGGGTGCCGATGGGCTGAGGCGTGCAACCGGCATGTAAAAGATCAATGATCTTCGCTACTTACGCCCGCTGTGCCTCGGTGTCCCGAGCACCGCAGAGCCGCGCCCCCTAGGGGGACCCCCTTAAGGGGGCCCCCGGGGGCGGGCGCGAGCTATGCCACGGTGCGCGGCGTGTACCGTGGGCACCACGCGGTGGCGATCGGATCCCCGACGACGCGGTGCCACCGGCGCCCACCCGGCACCCCGCAGGTAAGGCACCGCCGTCGCGCGTGGCGGGGTCACGGTGCCCGTTTCGCCGCGAGGTGTGGTCCTTGGACGTCTGCGATCGAGGGCTCCGCCGTGGCCCCGTCTAGCGCCAGCACGGCGCGATCGTGGTTATCCCCGGTGATTATCGCGTATGGTCACTGCACTATATGACCACGCGTGACACGTAGTGCATTGTCATCGGTTGTCACTGTACGGATCGGCGGCCGTCGCGCACCATGACACGGCGATCATGGTGAGCTTTCCGCAGTGATTACGCCCGCTTAGCCCGGTGTGCGCGTCACGCGGCCGCGCCGCATGATCTCGGTGTCATAGCGGGTAATCGCTAGCCGTTACGCGTGCTTAGCGCGAGACGCTGCGCCTACCATGATCGCTGTGCCATGGTCGACCCCCTCGCGGCGGGGTATACGCCCCCCGGCACGGCCTTCCACGA